GGAACTTTGGTCCAGCGCGGTGATACTCGGACTATCGAGCGATGCGTCGAGGGGCTGTACCGGCTTGCGCGGGACAATTATTGGGCGCTGTACCGGACAGGCGTAACTATCGATCACATGCCAGCCCAAGTCGACGCCAGTTTTGCCGAATTGACTTGGAACATTGGCCCTTCTTTGATGCTCAAAGCCTCGGCTATGGTTTCGCTAAACCGTGGCGATTTCGCCGATGCCTGCCGCCGCCTGACGTTTTACAACCGATCGGGGGGCCGCGTTATTCGGGGCTTGGTAAACCGTCGCGCCTACACCAATAAAATCTGCATGTCGGGTGTGGCATGAAGGGCGGGGGTGGGCTGTTCGTGTTCGGTGTGATTTTGGCAGTAATTGGCTTCTTGGTCGGCGCAGGCATGTTGAGCCTATTCTCATGATCCGCCTACTGCCCTATTTGCTGGCCGCTACGTTGGTGGGCGGGGGTGTCTGGTACGTCATGAGCCTACGGGCCACGGTTGCCGCTCAGGGGGGCGAAATTGCCTCACTGGCGCGATCAAACGCGGCTCTGACAACCCAGAACGCACAGTCTGCCGTTGCGAGGGAAGTTGACGCGGCTCGTGCGACACGCGAAACGAAACAGGCAAGAGAGGCCACGGCGGCGGTCGAGGCGATACTCACTGCCAATCTTGGGGAGTGTGCCGATGCACCGCTTGATCCTGCTATCACCGATATTCTTGATGGGCTGCATGGGCGAGGCGACTGAGTACGTCTACGTCGCACCAGACATTCCTCAGGCGACGTTGACACCATGTACACGGCCACTCCGAGAAATTAGGACCCCCCGCGAACTAGCGGTGGCCTACGTCGAAGCGATCCACAGCGACGACTGTAACCGTGGTAAAGTAGTCGCCATCGCCGCAATTTTAGCTTCTTAAAATAACCGTTAAAACCACGCCTTTAAATTAAGGGTGTGGTTTTTGTGTGTGGTACTTACGAAAGCTAGTTAGCCAGTTCTCCACAGGTGGCGGTGGGGGCGGTTTCACAAAGGGTGGCAGTACGTAGTCCTCGCAATCTGCAGGTTCAACACCGTCCCGCGTGTTCCACAGACTCACCTGTCTTTTAGTTTCGAGCCCAATACCAATCATAATGCAGCCCCGCCGCCCTTGGTGAATCCACTTGTCTTTTCGCCACTTCATTTCTTCGCCACAGAACGGGCATGGGTCGGCTTGTGGTAACATGGGTTCCCTCCTCGGGGTTTAACCACCCACCCCAAAAAAAAAAAATGGGCCGTGGGTGGGTGTGTTGTAATTTGTGGGGGGTGTGTGAGGGTTTGGGTAAGTTACCCCCACACGGACCTATTTTACAGACCCCACCGAGCTTTACATATCGGACCAATTCCAAGTTCTACACTGGCCGTCGCAGTAAGGGGGCGACCACAACAGGCGCAGTTCCCCGTCTTAGCACCGTAGCGCAGCGCAGCTTCAAGAGGGTTAACGGAAATCTGGTTAAGTAGTTCTTGGACTGCGGGACCAGCGTCCCGAGAAGCCATAAACTTGGTGCCCACAACCTTTCCCATGTAGTCACCAGTGGCTTCCCCCTTAACATACAAGGCTCCAGGATTAGAACCATGGTCGGGAGCGCGGTTAATAACCAAACCTTCGGCGCGGTATTTTGGACGCTTGTGGCCGTTGTTAAACGCGGTTTCAAACATATCCCGTATAGCCTGCAAGTCCACTTTAGGGGCGTTCGCCACAGCGTCGACTTTTGCTTGGGCTTTTACAGCTTCGCGGGCAACCAACTTGTCTAGCATACCATTAGCGGCGACCAATTGTTTTTCGCTTAGCAACTTACCTTCGCGGTGGGCACTGTACAGGCTATCGGCAAAACTGCTCCACCCACCGGCACCACGTAACATTTCGGCACGGGGTTCACCGCCCAAGGCAACCACGTTGTCAGTTTGGTTAGCGGCCGCTTTGTTTTGTTTGGTGGTACGAGCAGCGGCGCGGTTTTTTGTGCGTGTGGCGGCACTGGTTACTAAGAACCCCGCCCCGTGACAGGTGTTGCACTTGTGGTTACCGTGGCGATTAGTACCACCAGCCCAAAGACCAGTCCCATTACAACCTTCACAAGTAAACTTTTCGCGGGCGTACTTCGAAACATTTTTACCCGTGGGGATGTGGTCATCTTCCAAATCCAAAAAGTTAAACGGGTCGGCGTTGTCCATGTGGTGCTGTGTCATTGGGTCGCTCCTGTGTGTGTGTGGTGGGTTGGTTTACTTTGGGCAAGCCAAATTAACATAACCAACCAAGCTTTGGGTCTCAACGGAAAGACGCTGACCCTTGTCAATAACAGCCTTCATCATTGTACGAATTGCGGTACGTTTTTGGATTGTTTTAGCAGCTACAAGCTCAACGCGAAGATTTTTCATTGTTGGACGCATGTAAGCGTGGAAATCTTCCAAGTTGGTAAAAGCTTCAATGGTTGTAAATGTACCGAGGATTTTCATTTTGTAGGTCCTTGTGTGGGTTGGTTGGTTAACTTCTAACACCCTTATCCACGAACACATCACATCTGTAAAGACCTTTAATGTGCGTCGCCCCAAGTCTTTCCAATACCGGCGTCAACCAGCAGTGGTACCCTTAGCCGGTTACCCATACAGTTTTCCATGATGTGTTTAAGTTCGGCCCAAGCTGGATTGTCGATGTCACCCGTATCGTCAAAGTCCAGTTCGTCGTGAACTGTTAAGATGGGCATTCCACAGGCGTGGTCTTCAAACAATCCCGCTTCGTAGGCGTCTACCATAGCCTTCTTCATAACGTCCGCAGCACTACCCTGCAGCTTACGGTTGAGGGCTTTGTGGGTGTGGCTGCGTTCAATGTTAAACGGTCCCCACTTGGCGCAGGCCGCCGCGTGGTTAAGCACTGGTCTACCTTCTTGGTATTTCTTAGGGGTCCAACCGTTGAAGTCCGACTTGCGTCCCAGCACCGTTACAACGTGACCCGTCTGGTGTACTTCCGCCGAGCACATATCCATCGTAGCCTTAGCGTAGGGGGCGGCAGCGTGGTAGTCGTTGAGTAGATGCTGCGCTTTGGACTTCTCGAGTTTTAAAGCGGTGGCCAATGCGTTTAAAGCCATACCGTAAATAATACCAAAGTTGATGGTCTTTACGTTGTCCCGTGCAAGTTCCAACCCTGTTAACTTCTTAATCAAGTCCCCCACGATTTTGTGGTAGTCAGCAGTGGGGTCGGCAGCGTAGATAGCCCGTATGGCATCCGCCCCTTCCCCGACTGCGAAGTGGGCTAGCATACGGTACTCGATGGAACTGTAATCGTAAGACCGCCACCGGATAGAGGCCTCAAACACCTCGCGTACTAACTTACCGATGGCGCTGCGAACTGGAATGTTTTGTAGGTTTGGGTCGCTTGAGGAGAAACGCCCAGAACGGGCACCATTCCCGTCGCCCTTTAACGGGTGAAACGAACAGTGTATTCTTCCGTTCACGTGCTTGTCCAAAATGTAGGACTGTATGAAAGTGTCCCGAACTTTACGGATACGCCTGTATTCTAGGATGACGGAGGTTAGTGGGTGTTCCACGGCTTCCAGCCTAGCGGCGTCAAAACTAACCACGGTCAGCCCCGTCTTTTTGTGTTTTTTGGTGGGGTGTGGAATTCCCAGTTTGGTGAAAGCCGATTTAATACTGTCCCCCGCGTTAGGATTTACAGGTTGACCCGCAATGTCCAACAGCTGCTTCTCTACCCTTACTAGGTCGCCCCCTAGTGCGTCGTTAACTTCTTCCGCCTTGGCGACACTTACTGGTGCCCCTTTGGTGCGCATCTTAACTAGAAGCGGTATCAAACGACACTCAATATCAAACAGCTCCAAAACACCACGGGCTTCCATCAAGGGCCACTGGTGCTCCAGAATTTTGATGGGCATACTTGCGTCCCCCTCGGCGTAGGGTCCAGCAAGGGAGGGGGGTGTGAGGTACAAGTGTTTTCGTTGTCGGTCGTTAGCCACACCACCACACCAACGAGCAAGCCAGTCATACATTATGCTCGACTCTTTACCGGCGTCCAGATACCTTTCGCCCAGACTTTCTAAGGCCACACTAGGGGTCTCACTGTTCAAAAGGGCCTCGGCAAACTGTACATCGTACAACTTACCGCCCACTGTCACACCTTCCCAAAGCAGCCAACCTACATCGTACATCAGGTTGGCCCCAACTTTCGGGGCGTTACCTTTCAAAACATGCTGTAAGTAGTTCAGGACGTGTTGTGGGTCCATATTCATGGCGGCTTCGTGTTCCGGCAAAACTTGCATGCCGTTCTCGACACCGTGTCTCATAGGAAAGTACCAACTGGTCCCGTCTTCTACAGACAAAGAGACCCCAATAATGTGACCTTTGCCTCGGCCCCATCCTGGACCCGCTGTCAACAATTCTGGGTCCCAAGTTTCGGTATCAAGACCAATCACCTTGGCCCCCGATAGGTTGGGCATTTCGCTGGGCGGGGTCCAACCTGTGACCGGAATAGGGGGCATAGCCCCACGTTCTTTTGGTCCGCGGTTTCCTTTTGTTTTGACTTTTGGGAGGTCTTCCCAAAACAGACCGGCACTATCCGCCCTCATTTACGGAGGCCCAATATAGCACCGCGCACCTTGTCCCCAAAGAACATGAGGGGATCAGGGTAGGCTGCGAAGTCTACAGAAGTTGCTACCCCTTCGAGTTTGGCTAACATCCCACGTCTAAACATACCTTCATTGTGTAACCCTTCGACTTTGTAGCTGGCACCTAGTTCCGGCTCCTCGTGTGTACACAGATGACCGTCTATAAAATATACGTGCTCAGGTTTTTCCACGAAAGGTTTGATGTAGAGAAGCCCCTCGAACAGCCCTTCCGGTATCGGTTGGGCGTTACTAGGGCGGTCGAGAACCTTGGCTATGTCGGGCCATTCGGTGCTATACAACTGCGTGCGTAGCCAAGAACCGTCGGTGTAGTGAAAGGATATTGAGTCCTCTGTCATCTGGGCGTGAGTGGGTGGCATACCAACCCTAGCCAACTCTTTGACCGCCGGCATGGGAATGTTTATCGTTTGGGGGATGTTAACACCCAGCCAATGTTCCACTAGGCACACGTTATTAGTGGCAAACGCGCTTTGACCGCGAAGCAGTATTCCGTTCGTCCACGGGCGTGAAGCGTCGTCCCCGATAAAAGGTGTTAAAACTTGAATGGCTTTAAGTAACGCTTCCCCGTCAAAAGCAATTTGTTCACCCTCTGGTTTACGGTGTGGAACATCTTCCATTTCTATACAGTCGATAAAGGCCTTAAAGGGGCCGCTTTGAATACGAAGCCTGTTGGCACCTGTTAACCCAAGGGACACCACCTCCGCACACTGACCTATCGCGTACACCATTGGGCCGGCCTTGGGGGCACAACGCATGTCTATGTCAATGGGGCTACTCAACGCCATAGTCCCATTGAAGGATCTGACCATACCGTCCTCAATTACGAAGTGGGTCATAGCCGGTACGAAGTCTTTCTTTGCGACTGCACCTTGTACGAATTTGAGAGCTTTAAGCATTATGACCACAAATCCACAGCAGGGTCTAAGCGGGTCACCCAAGGCGGGTCACACCACATAGCCACGTTCCACATCCGGCGTTCAATGTAACCTTCTTGCATCTTTACAGGGTCGAAACCTTTGGACCGTATAAAGGTGTCGACTCCGACTCTTTCAGGTTCCGTTATGGTCGTGTAATGGTGCCCCGCGTCGTGGCGGGTTGGGCTGTCATTAGATATGGGTAAAACTTGAAACCTTTCTCCCACAGGCCACAAGATACCCCCCATGCCGGACACAGTAATCCAAGAAGAAGAGTCAATACTTTCCCAGTTTATTTCCGTGGCCATTCGGTTACCAGTAGCTGCCAACCCGTGAAACTTGACACCCGATATATCGGAGGCCCGCTTGGCCCATTGTAGGCGGTTCCCTTCCGACATACCTTGGTCCATCGACAAGCAGACATAGTCGGTCTTGTCTAAGTAGTAATCGCGTAAAGACTGGTCTTCACCACTGTGGTACACGGGGAGGACGTAGTGGTCTTTAAAGTGTTGCTGCATCACAGCAAAGTTGTCGACCGACTGGGCCACAGCTTTGTCAATTTCGCCCGAGGTGGCTTTCCTGCCTTTTTCTCCAGGAATGACGTCTAGGGAGATGAAAAGAAACTTGTGTGTCGCCCCGTACGTACGGATCAAATCTTCGTTGTACGCAATCAAGGAAGCCAGTTCCACAGGTGTACCCACAGACCACGACGTAAAGGCCCCTGAGTCCACCATCATGTTGATGGACTTTCCAAAACCGTTAGCCCTGTCCAGATAGTGTGGGGCTTCCTTTTTGTAGGCGTAAGTGGCCAGTCTGTATGCGTCCCTCGAAATAATGTAGTTATCGATGTCGGCACCGGACTGACCCGAAAAGTAAATCTTCGGAACAAAGGTCATTTCGTTATCGCAAACACGTTCACGGTTTCCAGATGTGCAACCGCCCCGTGTAGCCCCAACCTGTTGACGTAAAAATCTGGGGTGACTACATAGTGGCGACTGAACACTAGTGTGGTTTGCTCGTCGGGTAACAGGGCCCGAAGTTGATCGTAGGTGCGGAAGTTTTTTGTTTCGTTCACACTGTTTTGATACTTACTGATCAGGTCTTCATTGGTAAACTCTACCATAATAAGGGTGTCGGCGTTGACGTCGTGAGTGAAGTCGATAACCTGCTTGTCCGTGAGGTAGTGTGTGACATATCGACAGAACGCGGTGTCGTATGGAAGGTGGTGCTGTGTAATATCGTCCACGATGTCCGGCTTTTTAGTGGGGTCCATGTCGATAGTTGTGACCTTGTTTTGGATAAACTTACGCAGTAGACCATTGGCCCCACCGAAATCCCCGACGTGACCAGTAAAGTTGACGTAAGGGAGAACCCCTTCTACCATCACACCGCTGTACATATACTGGCTAGTCGGGTCCCCCCATGTACCAAAGTTAGTTCCGTCGTCGACAACAAAATCATTCTTCATAACAGTAACCCTCAAATGTGTGTGTTAGTTTTGGCCATAGCCATGAACTCGGCCCGTGTGTCGGGCTGGGTCTTTATAACGCCCCTGAGTGCGTTTGTAATGGTGCTGCAACCTCGGTGTTCTACACCACGGCTTTCCACACACATATGACGGGCTCTGATATGTACCCCACACCCTAACGGCTGTATGAACTCCTCCATGGCGTCCGCAATCTGGTTAGTAAGCCGTTCTTGAACCTGTAAGCGCCTAGCGAACATATCGACCAGCCGGTTCATTTTGGACAGACCCAGAACCCTACCCTCGGCCCCCGCTTGGGGAATATACGCCACGGAGGCCAGCCCAAAGAACGGGGCCAAGTGGTGTTCGCAGTGTGAGTAGAAAGGGATGTCAACCTCGATAATCATCTCGTCCACGTTCTCGGCCCCGTCGGCAAACACCTTCACAATGGATTCTGCGTCTTTGCGGTAGCCACTGGTCCAGAAGTCCCAAGCCTTAGCCACGCGGGCGGGGGTTTCTTTCAACCCCTCCCGTAACGTGTCGGTGTGGGAAAGACCTTCGATTCCGTACAAAAGGCGGGTGGTGGCGAAGTCCACACTTAGACTGTCCAGCGTTGTTTTCTTGTTCATTGTGTAGCCACCCAGACACCACTGTTGCCGGCGTGTTCCCGCACTTCACAACACACAAGGCGCACCCGTGGTGTAAGCCCGCTTTCTTGAAGAAAGGCCTTGGCAAGCTGGGCACCTTTCAAAGCAAAGGCTTCACACCCCACGTCTGGAACACAAACCACCTGCATTAGCCCCACACGTTCGAACGACATCATGTGTTCGATTTGTGGATCGTCATACGCCACAAGTGTTTTGTGGTCGAACACGTCCACAAGCTGTTGTTTCAGTGGTTTTAAAGAACCAAAGTCCACCACCCAATTATTGCTGTCCAACTCTTCGGCTTCAAATATAAATTTGAAACTTAGGGCGTAACCATGGAAGAAGCGGCAGTGGCTTTTGGCCCGCCACTGCCTAAAGCAGGAGGACAAACCTTGTTCGTGCCCGTATGTTTTTGATGATCTGTACATGCTATTCCATCCCTAAGAGTTTGTGAATTTGTAATTGAACAACGTAACCGTGTTGCATCGCTGCCCCCACTACGGAGGCCGTGTTGGAAGCGTTCGCTTCTTCGTCCTGCTCGTCTGCAGGTTGGATGTAGATGGGCCTATCCCAACCCTCGGGGGGTCGGGCTAGGTATGGGTGGGCTTTGTGACCAAGGGCGGACAAGGGGAGCCCGTCGGTTTCACTTATGTCCCCAGCTTGGGCCACGTATTTAAAGCAGCAGGCCACCGCTACCAACTTGGGATTCATCTTTCCAGACTTCGGACTACACACAACGTACACACCTTGACGGTTACCGATATTTAAGTTGTAAAACGTCGGGTAATTTGTGAGATCCGAAAGAATCGGGGGAAGTGGAATTGGTGGTGGTGGTAGTGTTCCGTTGGTTTCAACTTGAACGTAGTAACCAGCTTGGCAAAGGTGGGCTAGAAGTTCACCAACCTGCTGCCGGAAAGGTTCACCACCCGTCAACACAACAAACTTCGTCCGACCTTCACCGTGGTCCTCGATCTGTTTGATAATGTCTTCGGGTGTGGTTGGTACACGGGACTCAGTGTATTCCGTGTCGCATAGTGGGCACTGCAAGTTACAACCTGACAGGCGCACAAAAACGGCGGGGGTTCCTGCAAAAGGTCCCTCGCCTTGGATAGTGTAAAAGATGGAATGTACTTCAACTGTACCGTTGTAAAGTCGTTCACGTTTTTCGATTGGTTGGCGGTTGAGTTCCACAGAGGTCTCCTCAAATGTGGGTTGCGGCCTTGGGGTGTATAGTCACTCCCCGCAACTTGTTCCAAGGGAGGGTGGAAACAGTGCGGGGAGTGTAGGGGACAGGTTAGGGAGGTGCCCTGTCCCTTTTGTTGTTAGCCTTCGGCCGGTACAGGAACTGCGACAGCAGCTTTGTCCAGTTTGGCTTGAGCGTTGGCCGCGTCCTTTGCGGCTTTGGCAGCGGCTTTGGCAGTGGCGGCTTCAACTTTCGCTTTTTCGTCGGCTTCTTTGGCGGCCAGTTTGGCAGCAGACACTACGCGGCCGGTGATACCGTTAAACTTGCGCCAGTGAGCGTATGCCGCTTTGATGGTACCATCGGTGATGCCTGTGCCCCGTGCCTCGTCCATAACTTCTTCGAGGGCCGGTGCGGAACCTTTGGTGACCATCGCTGCATCGTACACAGCCCAAAGGGTGTCGCTGGAAGTACCTGCACGCGGCTGGGTCATACCGTTTTGTGTGGGCATAACTTCCTTAGCAACTTTCGCAGGTTTGGAAGCGGCTTTGGCATCTTTTTTACCTTGGGCCAGTGCGGCTTTGGCAGTTTTTACAGCCTCTTTACCGGCCTCCACAGCGGCTTTCCAGCCGGCCTCGGTTTGTGTGGCTGTACCCACGTCGGCGTCCGCAACAGCTTGGCCGTCTTCGTCGGCAACTTTGGCGTGCGCGACCATGGACTTGGTGTATGCTTTGGCCTGCTTGTAGTTCGCGGCGTTTGTTTTGTTTGTTTCGGTCGCTTCGGCAAGTGTCGCAGTAAGGGCTTCAACACTGATGGGCGCTGTAACGTCGTTCATGGTTTTTCTCCGGTTTAAGTTTGGGCGAAATGCCCGTGGGGGTAAGGGGTAACCTGTAACACGCCTTTTTCAACGGTTACAAGTTAATAATTGGATGGGTTTGGGTGGGTTTCAAAATAATACTAAAAAGGTATCTCGTCGTCATAGTCCACCATTACCGACGCCATATGTTCTTGGGCTTTAGCGACCTGTTCCTCCTGCCGCTTACGTTCCCGTTCCATAGGGTCCGGCTCGGGTTCTTGCAACGGTGGCCCACCTATTTCGGGAGGCAGTTCAAACCGTGTACCACGGAAGTCCGTACCAAGGATCTCGGGGTATTTAGTGTTCACCCACACTTTGATGAACTTAGGTTTTACCAAGTCGGACGCCAGCTCTATGGCGGTGTCGATGTCGGTGGGCACAGGTACCTGACCACTGTGGCCGGTCCACCACTCCTCCGCTTTACGACGTGGGAAGGAACCTTCCTCATGGGCTAGGCAGACCCACTGACTGAACCTTCGCATCCCACAAAAGTAGTCCACGCGCATCGTGTCCGGTTTACCGTTGCGCCCTTGGTGGTGGGCGCAGACCATACGGTGAACACCGAACACCACGATTTCCCGTTCGGGCATTGGGGCCATAAGGTCTATAGCCTTACTTTCCACGATAGCCGCCTCACTGGCGCTCGGTGTTACCCTTTCGGGTGGTGGGTACTCGTAACCACACTCAGGGCACTGTGTGAGGCTAATATGGCACAGAGTTTGGCACTTAGGACACTCACGTACCATGTCCCCGCCTGTTCCCGCCCCACGCCTAGCTGGAAGTCTTGGGTAGTTGATAGGACCGAGGCGTTTTGTGTTACCCACAAAGTCCAAAACTAGGCAAGTCTGTTTAGGACTGGCCAAGATACTGTTGAGACGACCTTCGACGGTGTTGATGTCATACAGGGGCGGGCCACCGTTGTGTCCTACGTGATCAACCCAAAACGGACGAGTCCCCCTGCCTACCATCTGGACCCATAATCCTGGACTGCGTGTGAGCCGCAACATGGTTATCATGTCAATTCGCGGGTTGTTGATACCAGTGGTGAGGATGTCTTTATTTGTTACGCCTATAAGTTCGCCCGCCTGCCACCTAGCTAACACCTCTTCGCGGTCGTCCCTTTTACTGTGGACGGCTTCGTGGGGATAGCCTTTGTAAGTGAACATATCTGCCACGGTTTCGGCGTCGTCGATGGACTGGCAAAAGGTTAACCAGTTCTGACGCCCCTGTTCCACACCCATCCTAATACTAAGGTCCACCGCCCGTTCGAGTATGTCCTGTTCATGCATGGCGTCCGAGGCTTCATTGTTTTTGAAGTCACCACCCTGCAAACCTATGGTGTCACTATTTAGTTCGAATCCAGGATTCTTAGGGACGGGCCTTATCAAGTAGCCTTGTTCTACAGCCCAGACAAAAGTTTCCCCGCTCCCGATGTCGTAGACCACTTCGTCAAACATATCCCCATCAGTTAACAGACCAGTGGTCATACGGAATGGGGTAGCTGTAAAACCAATGACCATCAACTTAGGGTTTACCAGCCTAAGTGCGGCAATAAACTTGGCGTAGGTGGCGGTGTCCTTGTCGCTGATGGTGTGGGCCTCGTCCACAATTAGGAAGTCAATATGCTGGAAGGCGTGGGCGCGTTTTGCCACCGACATAATGCTGGCAAACGTGACCTGTTTGCGTAAGTCCCTCACACCTAGACCCGCGCTGTAAATACCGGCGGGGGCCATCGGCCAGAAGTCCATTAACTCGGCGTGGTTGCCTTGAACCAGTTCCTTGACGTGGCAAGTCTGTAGAATACGGGTCGCCGGATAATAGTGCAGTAACATCCTTATAATCATGGCGATGTTGAGGGACTTGCCCAGACCCGTGGCTTCCACCACCAATGGGTTCAGGGGACTTGGTACTTCCGGAGGCAGTAGTGCCTTGGGGTAGGCGTGGGCGCTGTGAATAAAGTTCCAGAGGTTCACGTTTGCGTGTTCTTGGTAGTCCCTTGGTTTTTTCATCCAATAGCCTCCCAATCTTTACAACCTTGAGGGATAAAGTCCTTGGGAATGACCGCCTCGTGTTTGTTGCACCGCCACTCACCATCGTTAGCAGGCTCCGCAAACACACAGGACCGGCAATTCTTTTGTGGGACATCACCGTAGTGGCACACTTCACGGAACGCGCAGAACTTACACTCGAACCAGCTAGGGTCTTGGGTTAGTTTCGCGGGCGGGCTTTTGGCTTCGATTATTTTACAGGCCGAAGCAATATACGGCATGGCTATCTCTTCGCGGTAGTGTACGATCTCGACATACAACGTGTCGTCGTTCTTGTTTACCGAGTAATAGAAACCCCATTTCAAACCCATATAGTGCATGTAGATTTGCATCTGGACGTAGTGGGTAGGCTTGGCGGTCAACACACCCTTCGCCGTAAGCTGTTTGAAGGACTTGTCGTTGTGTGTCTTCTCCTCGATTAAACCCCACCCTTCCGGCAAGGTTAAACGGCAGTCTGGTCCGGCACGCATGCGACCATCACTGGAGCCCCTGAAGTGTCCTTGGAAGTCCGTGAACCCCCACTGCTTAGGACCTTGGTCTGCAGCCGTTGCTAAGGCGATGTGATGTGGGTCGTCACTCACGTCCATATACTCACCTGCCACGGGGGAACCCGAAGCGTCAGGGTCCACGTCCCACGGAAGACAGACGTAAGGGGTCCAAGGGTCTTCGGCGTTCAGGTTTAACCACAACCTTTCAGAGTAGTCCTGAACCTCTACACCCGCCATACGCAACCAACGGTTGAACCTATGTTCCTCCTCGTGGCCACGGGAGAACAGGCGAAGGATACGGCCAATGTGTTGTTCGTTGTACGCCCATCGGAACCCATACCATACTTGACGGGCGCACCGACCTCCTATGGCGCTGGCCCCAACATGGCCGCGACGGGGTTCTGGGTTGTCCGCAGTGTGTTCACGGACCGCTCGGTCTATGCTGGTTACGAAATCTTTAGACATGGTTTACCCTTCCTAGATTGATGTTGTGCGAACTTTGCGTGTTTGTCACACCAATCGTTCACCCATGTAGCGGGGTTACTTACTTTGCCGTGACCTTTTACGTGGCGCCCCTTAACCTGCAAGTGGGACATCCCATGCGCATGAAGGCTGTTACCCCACAAGTCGATCAGGTATTGTTTTTTAAGTTGACCGTCAATAGCCTGAACCACGGTCATACAGTCACTTCTAACCAACACAACGTCGGCCCCCGCCTTAGCGGCTAACCACATCCCGTTCAGGGCGGCGTACATTTCGGCTATAGTGCTGTTCATTGGCTGTGGTGGGGTGGCGGTTAAAATGCCGTAACCTTTAACAGCAATTCCCCCGTCACCTTTTATCCAAGCGGCCCATCCAGCGTGAGCGGCTTCGTGTTTTACCTGTCGAAAAGAAGCGTCGCATATAACTGTGGCATTGATCATAGGTCATACCCTTCGTGTGTTTGTTTGGTGTTCGTTTACAGCATAGAAACAATGGCATTCGTTAACAAAAGAAGAAACAAAACAAAGGTCCAAAGGGGCCAGAAGTTCTTTTCTTGTTGTTTACGTTTTTGCGCTTGTTCTGCCGGTGTGGGCATTAAGAGCCAAGTATGCATCTTATTCTCCATTCAAAATAAAAGGGCGGGAACCTAAACCCCCGCCCTCGTGATTACCTTACTGCCAAGGTGGCGAGGTACCAACTGGGACCGCCACAGGTGTGACAGATTCAGGTGGTGTCACAGCGGCCGGAACCTCGGCCACAGGCGCCTCAACGGGTGGGGCTACCACAGGTGGCACGATCTGCGTAGGGGCCGCAGTAGGTGGGGCGACGGGGGCTACCGCCGCCACAGGAGTTGCAGCCACGGGTGCTACCACAGGAGCAACGGGAGCCGTAGGTGGTGCCACAGGAGCCGCAACTGCACCGGCCGCTGCAACTGCCGTACCAGCCACAGGCGGTTGACCGTTTGCATCAAGGTAAGCCCGAATTTCGTTGTTAAACAATTCAGGCTTGTCGGTGCGCGGTGTTTTTTCCAAACGCATGCGGAAAGGTTTTCCGTGCAACTGCTGTGTGTCCGTCATGTCCAGGACACCACAAACGTGGCAGATGGCGGACAGGTCGCGGAATGCGATTTCAACGGCCTGTGCGCTGGCATTTTGGATGTTCAAACGAATTACAGTTTGTTTACCTGTTTGACCTTCGTCAGTACACTTGGCAGTGAACACCAACATCGTTCCGCCGGCTTTTGTTGGTTTGGTTTCAGAACCGTTGATAATGAAACTATATTCGCCAGTTTCAAAAACGTCCTGAGAACCCGTTGTGGGGTCGAATTTACGTGCGTCAAAGTTAATAGCAACCATCTGGCTGTCTCCTTGGTTGTGTGCGCTGGTTTGTTATTGCGCAGGTTGTGGTTTGGCGAGCATCTTTTGGATGATGTTAGAAAAGTCCGGAAACTCAATTTCATCCAAGGCACCTGAGCGGTCTTTTGCTTCGGCGTTAAACGCGGCGTGAGTCCGAAGATAGTGGTAAGTGGCACCCTCTGGGTCCTTCTCAGTGGCCGCGTGCATTACCAAGTCAAACAGGTATGGCAAAGCCTGACCCACCTGCTGTCCTGGAGCTGTGGGCGCCGCTTTGGCGACGCCGGTGATAGGGTCCGTCACGGTGGCCTGTTTGGCCGTAACCAATACGTGCAATCCTGGAAGGTCCCTAAACTTTTTGATGATGTTGATACCACGATTGGCCATTTCACCGTATGCCGCGCGAGGGTCTTTGGTCTTGCTTTTCTCGTCGCGCAGAATCTGTTCAATAATCTCGGAGATAGAATCCAAGCACACTGTTTTGATACCGTTTTTTACGGCGTCGTTTTTGCACCATTCAAAGGCCTCGTCCATCTCGGCCGCCGTGGACACTGTTAGCACGGGGTGTGACTGGTTGCGCAAGGACAGCAGACCAGCTTCCGCACTGATAATGATGGGGCTTGGTGCTGTCCCGCATAGTGACGTTTTACCCGCGCCCGCACCCCCAAACACTAGGGCCTTGATCCCGTGGTTGGTGCTGGCCTTGTCGGTGGTGGTGAAGTTAAGTGCCATATTTCTCCCTCTCTTCTTTTGTGAACACTTGGGCATCACAAAAACGGTACACACCGTCTAAGTGTTTGCCCTTAAAGTTGGCAATGCTGCGAACGAATAAACCTGTGAAGTCGTCAGAACCGACTTCTTGGTGAAGAACACCCCACATATCAAGATCACCAATCCACGTGAAGCCCATAACCGCATATCGCTTTTGAATACGTGTGTGCAGGTAGGTTCGATGCAGCAGGAAACCCGAGTTAGCAGGGCTGTGATTAGTCATGTCCCTGTAGTTGAACGGCACGCTCATTTAACAGGCTCGGGAAGGGGGCGATAGTAGATACCACCTTTGATGGACGTGGGTGTGGCTGCACCTACAATCTTTTTACGCCGGCAACGCAGGAATGCTTGAAAACTTGATTCGTTTCGCCGCGCTTTGCCTTTGTGCCAAGCTTCGCGTTGATCAGGGGTGTGAGTCATAGTAGCCATGTTAACGGTCTCCTTCAGTGTGTGAATAAGTTTCATAGTCGATCTCGTTGCCCGCACCAAGACGGCGCAAACCCTCGGCTTCCTTAGCCGCCGAACTTTTGAAGGGTGGGTTGGCTACATCTGAGCGGGGAGCAGTACGAGGTTCCGTTTTTTGCACATCATACTTGTGGACGGTTGGTGGTGACAGCATGTTCGCGATGTTTTCAAAGGTACCTTGGTTCAACTGTTTGCGGTACACCTCAAGGCGTTCGTGCAGTTCGCTCATACCAAGTTGGTGGACAGCGGTGGCCTCGTTGTTTTTGACCTTTTCGTACCCTGTAAAGTCCACTTTTTGTACAGCGTTCTTCAGCTGGGCCAGTGTACATCCTAGTGAGGTGTGCACCACGTTCAGTTCGGTTACCTTCACCAAGTCAAAAGCGTCGCGGCTTTCCACCACAACGGTGTCCCCAACTTCAAGGTTGATTCCCAAGTTGTTTTTGAAGTGGTAAGTGCGTGCGGCGTTTCCCATTGATTTTTCAGTCACATAACGGGCGCCAAATATGGTCGCCCCTTGCGTAAGTTGTATGAGTGCAACTGTTTCGGAAGTGTTCATGTGTTCGTCCTTTTGTTTGTTTAAAGTTGGTTCGTAATCACCGTAGAAAAGGGGTTTAGCCATTGGCGTTGTCCATTGCCTGTGTGACGAACGCAAACGTGTGGTTCACCCATAGGTCCTGCGTCGTATTTTTGAGCCCAAGGATAGTTTTATCGCCGTGGCTTGTGACCGTGGCGATGTTGTCGATGGCTACCTTGTGCTGAACCAAGGTACCGTCGCGGCGCGTTGTTTGAAGGTCTATAAACATTAGTCAAACACCACAGTCGGTGCGGCGTCCTTAGTAACCACCACACGGGACATGACCAGTCGTTCGCCGTCAGTCAACTTGTTCCATTCGGCCTTAGCCAGTTCGTGCTTGAGACGGAACACCGAGTCGAATGCAATAAGGCTGTGTTCGTTTAACAGGCCCCATTCGACGCGGGCGTTTGCAATTTCGGACACCTCAATGGTGCGCGTTTTTGAAATGGTGACTTTCAGTTTACGCCCGTCGCTCAAGGTGTACTTGTTAACACCCTCTTTCGCCGTGTCCCCAAGGGCCGCGACTATGGCGGTGGCCAAGCCCTTGCGGGTGTTCATTTCGGCAGTGGTTAGGGTGCCCAGCTCGGTGTCGATGGCGGCTGTCAAAGCCTTCTTCTGGGCAACCAGTTCTTCCTTGCGGGCAACTTGTTTATCCCAGTTATCGACGTACTCCATAAAGGGGTCTTTTGTCATACCTGATGTCCTTGTTTTGGTTTGTGGTCCCCTGTAACTACCTTTTAGCGACGTGGGTTGTAAAGGGTAAAAACTTGATGGACTATACTGTGTACATCCAACAGGTGAAGGGTACAACATATGGACGTCTAAAAATTTAACTTGTGTTTCCGTGTTTTTCCACGGTACTGGTACAGGGTTACACAAATCAAATAGGGACCAACAATGCCAGTGACCACCCCTTTAGATGTGGGGCGACCAAGGTTGTCTCGCCTACCCAGACCCCTTAAAGGCCCCCGACTTGTGGACGTAGTTATAAACCTTATAGACGCCCACAACATGACCCCCAAAGACGTCCAAAAACGGTACAACGTGTCGGAGTCTTGGTTGCGGGAAATGAAGGCCAACCCCGACCGCTCGCCACAGGCCGACACCATTCAATTCATGTACGAAGATTTGACGGGTCGACCATTGCTAACAGGATTACCCACATGAGTGAATTTGTAACTGGCTACGGCAGTATGGACACACACGCGGTGATTCTAAACGACGGGAGGGAAAACCCACACGTTAACGCCGGCAAACCTTACGGCGTTATTCCACTACAACAGATATACACTATGGTCGCCAACCCACCCACCACCGCCAAAGAACTGGCCCAGTGGGTTGTGCCCAGTAGCTACAACGGACACGACGGCCGATCGCACGAGGCGCAACGTGACCACGGCGAGTTCTGGATGCACGCTTTGGACATCGACAAAGGCGACCCGTCCATGGATGACGTGGTTACCATAACCAAGAACATTATCGGGGACTGCTGTTTTGTGGTGTACAGTACCCGAAGCTCAACAGAGGGGAACCGTAAGTGGAGGGTGCTTATACCAATCGGTGCCCTGTTACTAGGTAAACGATACACAGACTTCCAAGACGCCCTGTTTGACGCTTTTACCCACTTCGGACTAACACTGGACAGTACCCTACGCCGTACAGGGCAGCTAGTGTACCTTCCCAACCGTGGTGAGTGGTACGAGTGGTGTTGTCACGGCACCGAATTGTTTGACCCACAACAGCACGCACAACTAACAGCTAGGGCCGACGAATACCAAGCCGTTCAACAACAGGTTTTGGACAACCATAGTGACCCCAAGACTGGACCGTTTATTGCGCAATTTAACGAAGACATCGAAACCCTGTTACTCCGTTATAACTTTACACGCAAAGGTGACAGTGACCATTGGCGTTCCCCTTATAGCGAGTCAGGTGGGTACCCATTCCAAAATCGCGGGGACCACTGGATATCACTAAGCCACACAGACGGTGCCCAGAAGTTAGGTAAAGCCACGGCTAACGGCAGCAGGTACGGTGACGCCTTTGACCTATACACCCACTTCGAACATCAGGGTGATCTAAAGGCCGCGGTTAAATCCCTCAAGGGTTTGATATACGGTGCGGCCGACGCCGGTATCTTGTTGGACTACACCGATCCGGACACGGGGGAGTTCTGGGATGTATTCCCCAACCCCAACCGGCCACACGGTAACGGCTACGACCTAGCCCAGATAGTAATCCAGAACATGGAACGGGATAAGGCCCAAGCCGAAGCGGACCGTAAGGAAGAGATTAAAAGGTCCGAGGCTTTAGTTGAGGCCGCAACCGTGGCGGAGAATAACCAGTGGGGTGGGGAGTGGACCAAACAGGTTCCGTTCGCCTTCAAACCAACCGCATTGGAATGGGCCGCGTGGCACGCTCCAGGATGTATAGGAATGGCCATTAGAGCTAGGGCTATCAAAACCTCACGCTTTACACTGGTTCCAATTTTAGCCGGCACCGTTGCAGCGGTGGCCCACATGGGGCAGGGTAAGTTTGTGTCGCGCCACAGACAGCACAAGACACCCACCACGGTGATGATGTTCGTGGTAGGGGAGTCCGGTTCAGGTAAGGGCGACAGCACTGGTATGTTTTATGACATGCTAGCACTGGTCGACAAAACCAGAATCAAGGCTTACCGGACCAAGTCGTTCGCCAGTGGGCAATCTCTTACCGACTACCTAATGCACCACAACAGCGACGTCATGATGATTCAACAAGAGGGTGGCGCTGGGCGTAAAGCTGGCAAAGGCGACGCCCACTTCGAAAGCCTTATGGCAGGGGTCACCGAAACGTTTACCGCGTTCGACCATGGCATCGAAGTAACCCACACCAAGAGCGACGAGAAAGAGGGTAAACAGGTTAACCACCCATCCGTGGCAGCCCTAATGAGCTCCACACCTAAAAAGCTATTCGCGTCCATTGACGTGGCCGACAGTGAGTCGGGTTGGTTGGGGCGCAACGTATTCCTCCCCCTACCGTTAACCCGCACCAACCTAGCAGCGGCACCGGACGTGACATACCCGCCCGAGTTAAAGCGAATCCTTAATTGGATCGTC